TGACAGTGTCGCCGTTGTCGAACGAAAGCGCCCACCAATTACAGAGTGGCTCAATTGACTGAAGGCGAACACAAGCATCGAACTGCGTTTCAACTTCCTCTTCATACTCGTAGCCGGGGTTATCGACCAGCTCGTAAGTCAGGATCATTTCATAATCTCCATTATGCGAAGCCCATTCTGAGCAGTTACCACAGGTGACCGGATTTGCCAGAGCCGACAACGACGATATCGGCGGATGAAGATAACGCCTGTTCCCGTGCGCGCGGCAAGCCGCTTGCGCCCGTGCCCAGACTATCGACTGTCCGTCGATCAACACGACCACGGGATTCAATCGGCCAAGTGCGGGCCACGTAAGCAACACCCTGTTTCTCAAGGAGCAACCCGTAACCGGTTCGAGTGACGGTCCATCCCAGGGCGCGGATTTCCGAAACGGTGAAACGCTCCTTGATGTGATAGGAGCTATCGAGCAGCTCGATTTCGCCCATCAGTTCCTTGCCGGCTTTCTGACTGTCGATTATGGCTGTAGCTCTGACCAGGTGCTTTTGAGCAAGATTGTCGAGGTAGTCGATCGGAGCTGGCTTATCACCTTCGGCATGCTCCGTTGTGCTGCTGGTGACAGTGCCTGCGATCATTCCTGGCGGTTCAGGGTTGACCAGTGCAGCAACCGGCTGATCGTCACGCTGGACCGTAACCGCCGTCATTGGCTTGGCAACAGCGCCACCGGAGCCAGTGAAAAACCCGTACAGATGAAACACCGCGTAGAAGGCGCCAACGAACGCGACTGGCACGCCGAGCGAGAGAAGCCGGGAGTTCTTCAGGACGTTGCTGCGGGCTGTCTGGTAGACGCCACCCTTAACGCCTGTATTGCGGTGCGTTGAGTAAAGACCGAAATATTTCGGGTCATAACTGCGAACACCGGAGCCGATCTTAATGAACTTGCCCTTGGCCTGCTTTTGCAGCTGTTCCCACTTGTAGTGATTGGGTTTTCCAACCGCCTGGAGCTTGAGGAAGTAGATGATGTCCTCAATCCGGCTGCGGATGATCTTATGCACGTCGTCACGGTCCTGACCCATGATGACAATCTCTAGCCCGCGATGCCTATGTTCAGTCCAAAACTTTTGCTGGTTGATAGGCAGTTTGTAATTGCCGCTCGGGAAATAGTCTTGGATTTCGTCCCAGACGATCATCGCATTGTCAGGAGTCTTATCGGCGAACTCGTTTTTGACCCGCTCAATCTCACCGGAGTCGCCGTCCTGTTCCGCCGGTTCGATATAGATCAAAAGCATCCGGACATATTCAACAGGCTCCTCGAGCAGTTCTGAGAACTTTTCCCAATTGATACCACGGATGTTGGTCACTACCTGCCGGCCGGCCTTGAGCGTCGGCAGAATATGGAAAACGCACGCTTCGTATGACTTGCCAGCGCCTGGAAGCCCTTCGTGAAAGTGGATAGCCATCGATTACCACCTCCCTAACGTGACAGCCTTACGGCCGAGCCTAAACATCACCGCCGAAAGCAGAATTGCGCATGCCTGGGTAATGCCGGCCTGAGCAAGAAAGAACCCGATGAATTCCATCACAGGCCCAAGCTGATCGCTGATAGATGTACCCATGAATTCAGGCGGAACGATGGAGTTGAGCACTTCCAACACCCCATCGAGCAGGCCCTTAAGCATGCGGATCGGCCAGTCATCGAGATACTCGGTGCCGTCATCCCAAAGACCTTTCCAAAACTCAATCGTGAAGAATTCCATGGATCACCTCAGAACAGTGCAATGCGGAAAGCAAGGAACGCGGCTGCGGCGAGAACAACGGCCTTGATGGCGTCCCACGGTATTTTTCCCGAACAAAGCTGGTCAATATCGATATCAAAAACCCAGACGCTGACCGACCATTGCGGACAACTGCCAGACGCGCTGAAGGTCAGGAACTGGGTCGTCTGCGATGCAATTGGAGTTTGCTTAACTGCGGCTGAAAACTGGGTCAGTACGCTGGCGAACGTATCGTCACCGGGGGTATACCAATCTTGCCCCTCCCCTCGACCAGCACCACAGTCTTTGCTGCCAGCCGCACAATCTCCGAGGCCGTCACCATTACCATCGGGGTCGGTATTCCGATCAGGACACGCATCACCCGTGCAGGTTGAGCCAACACTGGTTGTATTGCCGGTGGCGTCTTTCTTAGTTGTGGTGGTTGTGGTCGCGGTTTTAGTTGTGCAGTTGTTTACACCTTTACAGGTGGTGGCGGTTGCAGTGTCTTTCTTAGTTGTGGTGGTTGATCCATCAGCGTTGGTTTCGGTTGTAACTTCGGTTCTTATATCAATGCCGTTTTTAGAAGGAGGCTTCGATAAGCATGTTTGCACACCGTTGACAGTGCCACACGACTGGCCTTCTGTCTCCTCACTGGTTTTAGATTCGCAGACCTGCGCACCGCCAGACGAAGAGTAAACACATGGCTTATCTTCCTTTACAGTTTCGGGGTCCGTGCTTTCGTTAGTGTCTTCTGCAATCTGGTCACCGGTGCCGGTAGTTGCACACTGCTGACCGCTATATACGGCCGTCCCGCGCGCATAGTAAGCGCCAGAAACCTTGCCCTTTAGCCGGACATCCGTGATTTCGGTAGCGCAGCCACCTTTGCAGCCTTGACGCTGGGTGCCGAACGTTCCGTTAGCTGACACGAAAGCAAAACCATCTGGCGCGATGCCAGACTTAGAAAACAGCTCTTCAATGCCTGCTTTTTCGGCGCAATTATCTTCTGGAAGAGAGCAGATACCCGTCTGAGGATCAATAATAGACGGGGCCACACACGGAACATTTAACGTATAAGCCGCCCGCCATGGGTAGCCGTACCATGGGTGCATAAACTCACACAGTGCCCCTCGTATTGTTTCCGGGTCCGACGTTGGCTGACCTTGCGCATCAGTGAAGCCTTTGAACGTTGCATCGGTATAGGTTCTACCGTCGGTAATACCGCTTGCAGGCATGCTATTGATAGTCGCGCAATGAGCAGACGGCGACGAAACAAACTGGCCTTGCGTTGACTGCTGCCCGAAAAACGTTATTTCCCAATTATTGGCAAACACAGGGGAAGCGATCGCCGAGCCAATTACGACCGAGAGAAACCGAAGATAATTGCCCAAGCGCATAGAGCCCCCCAAAAGAAAATACCGAACTGAATCAACATGGTTGAACCCCCGAAAGAAATGAGGCCCCCGAAGGAGCCTCTGAGCGGATCAGCTCGATTAGCGGAACCAGCCGATAACCTTGTTAAAGCCCCATTTGGCGACACCCGGCAGAACCTTGATGGCGGCGATTGCAGCGATTGCAGCGACGATGGTGGTGGCGTCAACAGCGCTAGTGATTGCAGAAAAATCCATGTTGTTACTCCTCGATTGCGACAGGCTCGGCGCGTGAGTTGATGTAACTCACTACAACGCCGAATCCCCAGCTGGTGAGCCAGAGAATCAGGGGGAGAGACAGACCGGAGATAAAGGCCGCTCTGATGCTCTCGGGTTCGGGCATTGCAAAGAGCGCCGCAAGCGTGGGCGTGCTAGCAAACTCTTGTGCAGTCATTAGGGCGTATCCAGCGCAGTCAACCGTGTACTCGCCAACGGCAGTCAGGGTTGATCCGGCGACTTCAACGCACAGGGCCATTTAGTTAGCGCCTGCTGCTTTAGCAGGAGCGGACTGAAGTTGCTGCGGAGCAGAAATGCGGCGACCTTGGCGCGGGTCAACTTCGAAGTTGATACGGTCGTCCTTAATCGAGCAGGAAACGTCACACTCGTAATGACCGACCGGCAGCACTTCCTGCTGCGAGGCGGCGTAGTAGCTGAACTTCTGCGGATACGGGACGCCCGGCAGGTGCGCGAAGGCTTCGGCCATCCAGTAGGGCTTACCGGACTTAGCAGCGGTACCGGTGCGGAAGTTGCCGGTGGTTTCGATCTTGATAGTCATAGCCATGGGTATTGCCTCTTAAAAGCCGAACAGGTCGGCAACGCAGGGAGTGCCACGCTCTTGGCGTTCCAAGAACCATTGGCGTTCGGGCTTGATGCCCTGGGACTGGCGAGCTTCGAGAGCTGCCAGGGTTTCGTTTACTTGCTGCTGCAGAACCGGATTCACGAATGGCCGGGCCTGCTGTTGCTCTTGAAGACGGCGGCGCTGGCCGCTGGTGAGCTGGGTGCCTTGGAAGCTGACGGTGCGAAGGGTCATGCCCTCCCCCGGCTTGCTTTCGGTCATCTGGATCATGGGCGGAACTCCAAACGCACGAGGTAGAGCGCGATGGCGCCACCGGCGAGGGTGGCCAGCAGAGACAGGGTGGCGGAGATCATTTGCGTGCCGCCCATAGCGTTAGGAAGCACACGAAGAGCAGGCCGAGGCACACACCCGCACCGATGTCGTACCAAATCTCGGTCATGCGGCCACCTGCAAATGGTTCGGGCGCTGATACCAGCTCGGTATGGCCAGCACGGTGGACTTGGTGATTTCGCGGGCCTGACGGACAAAGACAGGCGCGAAGCGCGAGGTGTCGCAGGCGTTGCGGATGTTGATGCCGATGCGGTTGAGGCGAGCGGCGTGGGTCTGTACTTGCTTCTTGCCGAAGTCGAACTGCTGGCCGTGCATCCACTGAATCGCATACATGGCGGTAGTGTTCGCTGCACGGGTGGTGTCTACGATCTGCTCAGCCAAGAGCTGTTCGGATATGGAAACGATGTCCATGGCGGTCACCTTCAGTCGCTCGTCAATTCTCAAAAACTCGTCGTGGAGTTCGGCAAAACGCCGTTCGTCAAAGAGGCCCCAATAGGCCAAGCATTCGCGCTGCAA